TAAGAAACAGCAATGCAACACCTTATGGAATTGTTTGCAATTACTCAGGGGCAGCACCAAATAACACAGGCTCACAATTTATTTATCTTGATGATACTGGTGGATTGCGAATGGAAGTTCGCTCAAATGGTGGTATTGCAAATTACAGCGGGAACAATAGCAATCTTTCTGACCGCAGAGAGAAAACAAACTTTGCCCCTGCCAAATCCTATCTTGATGTAATCTGTGCCATACCTGTTCAGACATTTAATTATGTTGACCAAAACATGGAAGATGATGGTGGATTGACATTGGGTGTTATTGCTCAAGATGTGCAATCCGTTGCACCAGAGTTGGTAACTGAAAGCAATTGGGCTAAAGATGGTGATGAGCCAAAGATGCGTTTATCAATCTACCAAACTGATTTGCAATACGCTTTGATGAAGTGCATCCAAGAACTTAAAGCCGAGTTTGACGCATACAAAGCAACACACCCATAAGGACTAACATGAACGAAACACTAACCCCCGAACAAATTGCACAGCACTACTCTGCCGCAATGGATAGCGTAAACCTAATCAACGCAGGTAAACCAGAAGGCATGAGTGATGCTGATTGGACTGCTTGCTTGTCACGCAATAAAGAACACTTGCAGATCATGTTAGCTAAAGACTTCTGGACAACAGAAAACTTAGCACCATTACAGGCAGCTTCTGCATAAAATCATGGCAAACAACATTGTACTTACTGATGAACAACTAGAATTGCTAGTTGAAAAAGTTACTGAAAAAGTAATAGAGAATGTTTACATTAGCATTGGCGAAAGCATTGTTAAAAAGTTCTTTTGGGTTATTGGACTAGGAACAGTAGCTTTGTTTGCATGGTTGGGTGGAAACGGACATCTTAAATAATGTTTGGCTTTAACGCACTATCTGAAGCTCCTTTTTCTTCACTTGCTGGTGGCTTTAAAGATGCCTCTGCAAATGTTGATGCGCTTTCTTCAGTAAGTGCAAGTGCTATCTATTTGGGTGCAGCAAGTGCTTTAAGTGCTTCTACTTCTTCTATTGTTGCAAGTGCAAACTATAGCGCAGGTGGAAGTGCAAACATTGACTCTGTTTCTAGCATAACGGCATTTGGAATTAACGTCTATTCAACGATAATTATAATATTTCCAGAAAGTACAGTATCTGCTAATGGTGTGGCTGTATACATAACATCTGCAAACTCATCAACTTCATCAAGTGTTACCGCATCTGGTAGACGCAAATGGGAAGATGAGGCAGATATTGCAGAGACTTGGACAACAATTACAGACGTTTCTGAGAGTTGGACTGATGTTTCAGAACAATCAGAAACTTGGACTACAGTAAATTAAGAGGTCAACATGGCTGATACAACAACCACAAACTTAGGTCTTACCAAACCAGAGGTAGGCGCATCTACTGATACATGGGGTACTAAGATCAATACAGACTTAGACACCATTGATGGCTTATTTGATGCTGGTCCTTTACTCAAAGTAACTAAAGGCGGTACTGGTGTAGGAACTAAAACAGGCACGGGATCTGTTGTTCTAAACACTTCCCCTACATTGGTAACTCCCCTTCTAGGAACACCTACATCTGGTGTGGCAACTAACCTTACTGGTTTGCCATTGACTACTGGTGTAACTGGTACTTTGCCAATTGCTAACGGAGGTACAGGATTAACTTCAGCAGGCGCTGCAGGTTTCTTCCTAAAATCTGATGGCACTAATTTTGTAGCTTCTGCTATTGGTGGTAATTTTAGTATTCCAACATCTACACGTACATCTAACACTATTTTAGGTTTATTAGATAATGGATACTACATTGATGTAACAAGTGGTACTTTTACACAAACATTTACTGCTGCAACAACATTGGGTGCAGGATGGTGGGTTTATATTGGTAACTCTGGTACTGGTAATGTAACTTTAGATCCAAATAGTTCTGAAACTATTGATGGATTGACAAGCTTTGTGATGTATCCAAAAGAGGTACGTTTAGTTCTGTGTAACGGAACATCATTTAAGTCTATTGTTATCAATACATTTAACTTAACAGTAACTTCTACTGGCTCTATTACTATTCCACCTGGCTATCAAAAGTTAACTATTGATGCCGTTGGCGCTGGTGGAGGCGGTGGTACAGGTGTAGTTAACACAAGCGGTGGTGATCGTTATGGCCCCGCTGGTGGCGGTGCAGGAGCAAGAGTTATTGCTACTGTTGACTCTCCAACTGCGGGATCTTCTGTAACGGCAACAATTGGTGCAGGTGGTACTGCTGGAAATGTAGGTGGAAACTCATCATTTAACAATGTTGTTGCTTATGGTGGTGGTGCAGGAGCAGGTGGGTCAACATCCAATGTAACACTTTCTGGGGGTGGAGGCGGTGGTGGATTGGCTAGTGTTGGAGGTGCGGGTAGTAGCAATGTCAATCCTGCTTCAATTGCTGGCACTGGTGGCTCACCAGTTGTTTCTGGGACTTCTTCAAATGTAAGTTTTGGTGGTGCATTTGGTGGCGGCTCTGCTATTTATGGTGGAGGTGGCGGTGGCAGTGGTTATCTGGCATCTGGTTCAGCTGCTGGTGGATCGTTATATGGTCCAGGTGGAGGCGGTGGTGGCACTGGTATGGATAGTGGCAATGCTACTGGTACTGGTGGTGCTGGTGGTAATTCAAACTCTTTCACAACTGGCGGTGGTGGAGCAGGTGGCACTAATGGTGGTAATGGTACTGCAGGAACAACTAGTTCTGTAACTGGCATGGGTACTGGTGGTGGTGGTGGATCATGCAAAGCCGCTACCAATGGTGGTAATGGTGGCGCAGGTGGATTCCCAGGCGGTGGTGGAGGCGGTGGAGCTTCTGCTGATACTGGATATTCTGCAGGTGTAGGTGGAACTGGTGGTGCAGGTCAGATTCGCATCTGGGGCATTGCATAAATGTATATCCCATTAAACATCCCGCCAGGTGTTTACAAGAATGGTACTGAGTACCAATCTAAAGGACGCTGGAACAGTTCTAATCTGGTACGTTGGTATCAGAATACCATTCGCCCTATTGGTGGATGGCGTAAACGCTCTTCAACTCAACTCACTGGTTCTGCCAGAGGATTGATTGCTTGGCGTGATAACAGTAATGTTCGTTGGACAGGAATTGGTACACATTCAAAGCTTTATGCAATGAATGAAGGTGGTGTTGCATACGACATCACACCCACATCTTTTACTGTTGGCATTGCTGATGCAGACACCAAGTTAGGTTATGGCTATGGTGCTTATGGTACTGCTGCCTATGGTATTGCTAGACCAGATACAGGCTCTTACACCCCTGCTACTACTTGGAGTCTAGACACTTATGGTCAGTTTTTAGTAGCCTGTTCTAACGCTGATGGAAAGCTTCTTGAGTGGCAATTAAATACTTCAAATGATGCTGTTGCTATCACCAATGCACCAACTAGCTGTTCTGGTTTGGTGGTGACAGAAGAAAGATTCTTGTTTGCCCTTGGCGCAGGTGGTAATCCTCGTAAAGTTCAATGGTGTGACCAAGAGAACAATACAACTTGGACAGCCAGTGCAACCAACCAAGCTGGTGACTTTGACCTGACAACATTGGGTTCTCTACAGTGTGGCAAGCGTGTTCGTGGCGCTACCATATTGTTTACAGATGTAGACGTTCACTCAGCGACTTATATTGGCCCACCATACGTTTATGGATTTGAGCGTATTGGTACTGGTTGTGGTGTTATTTCCCGTCAAGCAGTAGCGGCTACTGACAATTCGGCTATCTGGATGTCTAAGTCTGGTTTCTGGATGTTTGATGGTTTTGTTAAGCCTTTGCCATGTGATGTTGGAGACTACATCTTTAATAACATCAACTATCAGCAAGCATCTAAGGTTTACTGCGTCCATAACTCAGCTTATGGTGAAGTTTGGTGGTTCTATCCAAGTTCAGCCAGTGTTGAGAATGATTCTTATGTAACTTACAACTATCGTGAAAACCATTGGGCTATTGGTAGTTTTGGTAGGACTTGCGGTACTGATTCTGGCGTGTTTAACAGGCCAATGATGGTTTCATCTGATTCCTATGTTTATGAGCATGAGATTGGCTTTGCTTATGATTCAGTAGATCCTTTTGCTGAGTCAGGGCCAGTTGAGTTAGCTACTGGAGACAGGGTAATGAATATTACTGGTCTAGTACCTGATGAGAATACTCTGGGTGACGTACAGGCTAGGTTTAGCACTAAGTTCTACCCTAATGCTACAGAATACAACTATGGTCCTTACACCATGAATACGCCTACTTCTGTACGTATTACTGGTAGACAGATTGCCGTAAAGATTGAAGGTAACGTCAATACTGATTGGCGTGTCGGGACTATTCGATTGGATGGTAAGCCAGGAGGTTTACGTTGAAACTCCCAAGCCCAACTGCATCATACGATCCTAGAGATCAGGCCAATGTTCGCAGACTTATTGAGTCTGATAACGCAAACCTATACAAACGTAATCAGGATGTTGAGATTGGTTCTCGTAAGATTAGCCCTCCCAACAGACTAATTATCTCTAGTCCAAATGGCACTAGATATGAGATTCTGGTCAGTAATATTGGTGTATTAACGGCATCAGCGTTATGATAGATTGCAGTAGTTTTGTAGAAGATGGTAAACCTAAATGGTGGGTTCCATATTTTCTTCAAAGTGAGCAATTATTATTAAATGCGCTAGAATACGGAAACGGAACGCATAGTCTTGAGGATGTCGCAATGGCCCTCAATAAAGATGAAATGCAATTATGGCCTGGTATCAACACGGCTCTCGTTACCGAAATAATCACCTATCCCAGACAAAAAATAATCAATGTATTCTTGGCGGCAGGTGACATGGATGAGGTTATCAGAATACTTCCTTTTGTTGAAAAACACGGAAAAATGGAAGGTTGCACTCACATGACTATGACAGGTCGCAAAGGATGGGAAAAGATTATGAGCAAGATTTATCAAGTTGAAACAAGAGTTTTCCTGAGTACGGAGATATAAAATGAGTTTATCAAGTTCCAAACAAAGTTCAGAGTCAAAACTTGACCCGCAGTTTAAAGAGGCTTACTTAAGTAATTTACAAAGCGTAAGAGACACCGCTGGTAATTTACAAGCTCGTGAATTTGCAGGCTTTACTCCTGACCAACAAGCAGCATTTGGTCTTGCTCGTCAGTTTGCCGATCCTAACAGTGAAGTTTTTACTGGTATGCGTTCAGCATTTGATGTTGCAGGGCGTGTTGCTAACTACAATCCACAGAATGTTGCATATAACGCTTATGGCGGTGCAACTGTTGATCCTGCGGCTTTGGCTGCTCAACAAGGTTATACGGCTACAACTGGTACTGGTGCTAGTGCAGGTAATGCACAATTAGCAGGTTCACAAGGATTTAATGCTGCACAAGCTGGCCCTGCTGCTCAAGCACAAGGTTTAGGCTACACGGCTCAACAATTTGGTGGTGTAAGTGCTGGTCCTGCTGAACGATTTGGTGGTGTATCTGCAGGTCCTGCTGCTCAAGCCACTGCTGCACAACTAGCTCGTTCTGGTATTCGTGATGTTGGCGCACAAGGTGTTTCTGGTGCTAATGTAACTTCTGAAGCTCTGGGACAAATTGCTCCACAAGCTAGAGCAAATATCCGTGATGTTGGTGCTGGTTCATTCTTGAATCAGAACATTCAGCAGTACATGAATCCATATACTCAGGCTGTTACTGAGCAAAGCTTGCAAGATTTAGAGCGTTCACGACAACTTGAACAACAACGTACTGCCGCACAAGCAACTGCCGCCAGAGCATTTGGTGGTTCTCGTCAGGGTGTTGCTGAAGCAGAAACTAATCGTGCTTTTGGTGAGAATGCCGCACGTTTGGTTGCCCAACAAAATGCCGCTGCTTATGCCGCTGCCCAACAAGCTTCTGAAGCTGATTTGGCTCGTCAGATGCAAGCCCAACAGCTTAACCAAGCCCAAGATCTTGCTACTACTCAACAGTCTTTGCAACTTGCAGGACAGTTTGGTTTGGCTAACCAAGATGCGGCTTTACGTGCGGCTCTTGCTAATCAGGGTGTTGATCTGTCTACTGGACAACTTAATACTCAAACCGCCCAGCAGACTGCCTTGGCTAATCAAGCTGCAGCTAACCAGATGGCGCAATATAACGCTGGTAACTTCCAACAGGCAGGTTTAGCTTCTCAAGCACAAGCCAACCAGATGGCTCAGTTTAATGCCGCTAATATGCAACAAGCTGGATTGTCTTCTCAAGCCGCTGCTAATCAAGCCGCACAGTTTGGTGCTGGCGCTCAGAATCAAGCCGCACTTCAAAATGCTGCAGCGCAAAATGCGATGGCTCAGTTTAATGTTGGAAACCAACAACAGGCTAATCAATTTGGTGCTTCTGCGGCTAATGTTGCGGCTTTGCAAAATGCGGCTGCTGGCAATCAAATGGCTCAGTTTAATGCTGGTAATCAGCAAGCAATGAATTTGGCTAATCTTGGTTTTCAAAATCAAGCAGGTCAGTTTGGTGCTTCTGCATTTAATCAAGCAGGTTTGGCTAACCAAGCTGCTCTTAATGCTCGTTCTGCACAACAAGCAGGATTGACTCAGCAAGCAGGTTTGACTAATGCTCAGAACTTCTTGCAAGCTAACTTGGCTAACCAACAAGCAGGTTTGACAGCTAACCAACAGCGTTTAGGTGCTTCTGGCTTGATGTCAAATATTGCTCAAGGTGGTCAACAGATGGGTTTTGCTGGCGCACAAGCTTTGGCAACAGGTGGAAATGTCCAACAGCAATTCTCTCAAGCTCAGTTGGATGCAATCCGCAATCTGCCATTGGAGCAACAACAACTTATCAACCAAGCATTGGGACTCAATGTGGGTGGTGGCTCTGGCGCAACAAGCCAATCAAGTGGTTCGAGCTTTGGTGGCAGCTTACTGAAATAAGGATAAATCATGGAATTTCTATTGCCAAAAGGTCAATTGCAAGGCTTATCTGCGGAAGATCAAAAAGCCGCTAAAGATGAAGCTTTTAATCAGTTCTTGTTAGGAAGCATCTTTGGTGGTGGTGGTATTTCTACTGGCTACCAAGCTGTTCAAAACATTATTCCTAATCTGCAAAAGCAAAGACAACAACAGGGTTTGTTGCAAGAACTTGGTGCAATCAATAAAGAGTTTTTTCCAACTCCAGAACAAGAGCAAGCCCAAGCACTTAATGCTAATCTTGGAAGACCAAGGACGG